TATGTAAAGCTTTTATTATGTCGCTAGGTTCAGCCATGCCTGAGCGAGATATTGTTGATCACATGGCTCGTTTTGTAAAGGCCCATGCTTCTGTGGAGGACGAAGTATTGACTGAAGATTTTGTTTATAGTATGATACCGCAGTACATTAATTTCATTTTTAATAATTGGAAATCGGAGATTTAGATTATGGCTCTTGTTGAAGGCGTTGCTTACTGGGCTTCTGTTACTACACCCAACACTACTTACCAACCTGTTTACACGGTAAACCTAGTTGTTGATGAAGAGGTCGCTAATGATTTCAGATCACGCGGCTTTACTGTAAAAGATATGGAAGAAGGCCCAGCACTTCTTATCAAGCGTAAAGTTAATGGCCCCAACGGTATGGTGCGCTCTGCTCCAAAGCTGTTGGATAAACATAAGCAACCTTTGAATGTTGCTGTTGGTAATGGTTCAAAGGTAAAGGTTCAGTACAAAGAGTGGGAAACCACTTGGAATGGCACTCAATACAAAGGCTTAGATTTCCAAGCCATGCAAGTGTTAGAGCTAGTTGAGTACGCCAGCCCTGATGGTGCTGAGTTCGACATTGAAGATGACGATGGAGATGAGCTGTGAATTATCGTTATACCTTTGAAGATAAAGTCTACGATGTATCAAAGCTACCACTTGAGGCGGTTTCCTGCTTCAAGCTGTTAGCTAATGTTAATGATCGCATTGATGACTTTCAAAACGAAGTAACTATTGCTCAAGCATCTGCGGTAGCACTACACCAAAAGATGCAAGAGCTATTGGACGATTCTGCGGTTGTTGAGGATAATGCAACGGAGGAGTAATACATGGGCGAATTTGTGGAGTACCACAAGCCCTGTCCGAATTGTGGAGGCAGTGATCCTGTCTCCATTAATTCAGACGGCTCTGCAAAATGTTTTAGTTGTGGTGAGTTTTTTAGAGATTATGAATCTGCAATGGGAGGCAACGTGGCAGACTTTTCATCATATCAAAGATCAAATAATAACATTATTCAGGACAAACAGAGCGTGTATCACGCACTAACAGATAGATCAATTACATTAGATACAGTTAAAAAATATGGTGTCCGCTCCGTCAAAGACGAGTCGGGCAAGATCATCGAACACCATTATCCCGCCTACATCAACAACGAAGAAGTTGCCACAAAGATACGAAGACCCGACAAACACTTCAGTTGGACGGGATCACCTAAAGGTACAGGTTTATTTGGTCAGCAGATAGCACAGGCTGGCGGTAAGTTTATCACTATTACTGAGGGAGAGTGTGACGCTATGGCGGCATACGAACTGCTTGGTAGTAAGTGGCCTGTAGTTTCTGTTAAGAACGGAGCGCAAGGCGCGGCTAAAGATGTACAAGAAAACTTAGAGTTTCTTGAGTCTTTCGACTATGTAGTTATCAGCTTTGACAATGACAAGGCCGGTATAGAAGCTTCAAAGAAAGTCGCTCGTGTGCTCAAGCCGGGAAAGGCCAAGATCATTACTCTGCCAAAAGAGTTTAAAGATCCTAATGAAATGCTCAAGCTTGGACAGCACAAAGCTTATGTAAACTCTTGGTGGGCGGCTAAACTCTATACGCCTTCTGGTATCCTTAATGTCTCTGAAGAGCGTGAGAACTATAAGAAGCGCGAGAAGAAAGAATCAGTTCCCTATCCTTGGCACGGCTTGAATGCAAAGCTAGAAGGATTACGCCAAAAAGAATTAATAACTCTTACTGGTGGAACGGGCCTTGGTAAGTCTAGTGTAACACGAGAACTCCAGCACTGGTTGATCACCAATACAAATGATAGGGTGGGTGTAATAGCTCTTGAAGAAGATTGGCGTCGAACAGTAGACGGTATACTTTCTATTGAGGCGAATGCCCGACTACACATAGATAGTGTTCGCGCTCAGTTCAGCGACGAAGAGATTGATAATTTTTTCAATGTTTTGTATGGCGGTAACAACGAGAACAGAGTCTATGTTCATGCCCACCTTGGGATGAATGATGTAGATAGTGTCTTCTCTAAACTACGATTCATGGCGATGGGCCTTGAGTGTAAGTGGATAGTTTTTGATCACCTACATATGCTCTTGTCTATGACTACTGATGGTGACGAGCGCCGTAACATTGATTCTATTATGCACAACTTCAGGACTCTGGTAGAGGAGACAGGTGTAGGTTTGATCCTTGTGTCACACCTCAGAAGAGTTGATGGTAATCGCGGTCACGAGAATGGTATAGAAGTTAATCTCAGTCACATGAGAGGGTCGCAAAGTATCGCACAGCTATCTGATTCAGTTATATCTCTTGAGCGTAACCAGCAGGCAGAAGATCCTATTGAAGCTAGTACTACTAGGGTACGTGTTCTCAAGTCGCGTTACACCGGAGACACAGGTATCGCCACACATTTGTTTTACGATAAAGATACTGGTAGACTCAGTGAGATCTCAATGGAAGTAGAAGAACAAGACGATCTTGAATTATGAAAAGTATAGTATTTGATATTGAGGCCGACAGCCTAGAGCCTACAAAGATTTGGTGTATTGCCGCAGTTGATCCTGACTCTGGTGAAACCAAAACTTTTGGGCCTACGGAGATTGTTAATGGCCTCGCCTTTCTAACATCTGCTGATAAGCTTATCGGGCATAACATTATTGGTTATGACCTTCCAGCTATCAAGAAGATACACAACATAGATTTAGCAGAAGGTCGGGCTATAGTTGATACACTTGTATTGTCACGCCTCTTTAATCCTACACGAGAGGGTGGGCATAGCCTTGAGTCTTGGGGCTACCGCATTGGCCTACAGAAAATAGAGCACACAGAGTTTGGAGAATATACTCCAGAGATGCTGAACTATTGCCGTAACGATGCAGTGCTTAATGCTAAGATGTTTAATAATCTCAAGTCAGAGTCTCGTGGATTCAGCCGCCAATCAGTTGTGCTCGAACATGAAACATTAAAAATTATTGCTGATCAGCGGGAGAAAGGTTTTCTGCTAGACATCCGTGCGGCTACACTACTTGAGGCTGAGTTGACTGATCGCCTCAAAGAAGTAGAGCGAGAGGTTCAGAAGACTTTCAGGCCCAAACAAATAAAAACTATTATTGTTCCAAACTTTACTAAAACAGGTGCGCTTTCTAAGATGGGCCTTATCCAAGGCTCACAAAAGAAAACGCGGCTGACTCAAGAAGAGTATGAGGACTTAGCTACTAAGCGTAAGGCGGTACGAATTGAAGAAGTACCTTTTAATCTTGGATCACGTAAACAGATTGGTGAGTATCTTGTTGACTTTGGTTGGAAGCCAAAAAAGTTTACGCCTACAGGACAGCCAATCGTAGATGAATCTACACTCAGTAAGATCACAGATATACCAGAGGCAACGCTTATTGCAGAGTATCTGTTACTACAGAAACGTATAGCGCAAGTTAAGTCGTGGCTCAAAGAAGTATGTGAAGATGATCGCGTAAGAGGCTTTGTTAATCCTAACGGTACGATTACAGGGCGAATGACTCACAACAGCCCTAACATGGCACAAGTGCCTAGTCTTGGATCACCTTATGGGAAAGAATGTCGGGCTTGCTGGTCGGTTCCAGACGGCTACAAACTATTAGGTATTGATGCCAGCGGATTAGAATTACGTATGCTGGCCCATTACATGAAGGACGAGGACTTCAAAAATGAAATACTGCACGGAGACATACACTCAACTAACCAACGACTTGCAGGGCTTGAATCGAGAAATCAAGCAAAAACATTTATCTATGCCCTCTTATACGGAGCAGGAGATGAGAAACTTGGCAGTGTGGTTGGAGGAAACAAGCGTGATGGTGCGAAACTTAGAAAGCGTTTCTTCGATAATCTCCCTGCATTTAAACATCTTAAAGACACAGTTGGACGAGCGGCTTCAAAAGGTTTCCTCAAAGGACTAGATGGTCGCAAGCTTTATGTTAGATCTGAACACGCCGCACTGAATACTTTGCTACAAAGCGCAGGGGCTATCGTTATGAAGCAGGCTATGATAGGATTTAATCAAATGATCAAGCTTAATACTTTGGACGCGCACTTTGTTTGTAATGTTCACGACGAATGGCAATTAGAAGTAAAACAATCTCAGGTTGAATCAACAGGACAATTAGGCGTAGACGCAATCATAAAAGCTGGTGAAGAGCTAGAATTATTCTGTCCATTAGATGGTGACTATAAGATAGGAGACAACTGGAGTGAAACACACTAAACTGCTTATATTATTATTGCTATCTAGTTGTGCTACTCCAACACAAGAAGGCGAATGCTTGAAGTGGAAAACAGTGGTATCAGAAAGACAAGAATGCAGTAGACAGCCTTTTCGTATTTGTTTTATAAGGCCCGTACAAAGAACATATTGCGTGGATAGAAGGCAACCAGAGTGAAACATACTGAAAAACAAAAAGAGCTTTGTAGCCGCCGCATCGGAGATATTGCTGAACACTATGCGATTACATGGCTATGGGATAATGGGTATGAAGTTTTTATAAACCCCGGTGCTAACGGCCCAATAGATTTAATTGCTTATAAAAATGGAGACTGCACGTTGATTGATGTAAAAAGTTTATGTCAAGATAAAAGGGATTCTTCATGGAGCAATGCTGGAACTCGCACCGCTCGACAAAAAGAAATGGGGGTGGTGCTTCTAGGTTTTCACCCTAAAACACGGAAACTAAGGTGGATAAAACATCGTGAAACTTGACACATTAATTGACGATATTTATGGACAGCTTTCAGAATTATCTGAAGGTCGTGAATTTAATTTAAGTGATGAAGATCTAGACCTTACTGTATCTCGTATCAAAGACTCACTTCTTGCTTGGGCTAGGCCGTCAGAAAGAAACTCAGAGTTCACGCTCCGTATGTCTAATGTTGGTCGCCCTGCTAGACAGCTTTGGTATGAACAAAACCTACCATCTGAAACGTCAGTACCCTCACCCGCTTTACAAATTAAATTTCTGTATGGTCACATACTAGAAGAGATTCTATTGATGCTTGTCAGGGCTTCAGGCCATAAGGTCACCGATGAGCAGAAAGAAGTAGATGTAAAGGGGGTAAAGGGCCACATTGATTGTAAGATTGATGGAGAGGTAGTTGATGTAAAGACTGCATCTAAGTTTTCTTTTAATAAATTTGCTGAGGGGCGTCTGCGTGAAGATGATCCCTTTGGCTATATGTCCCAGCTTGCTGGTTACGAAGAGGCTGAGAACTCCTCTAAAGGCGGCTTTCTTGTAATCAACAAAGAAAGCGGAGAGCTTTGTCTCTATCGCCCAGAGGAGCTTGATAAGCCAAACATTACTACTCAAATACAGAGTATAAAGAAATCTTTAAAACTTGCTACTCCCCCGCCCCGCTGTTACGAGTCGGTTCCAGAAGGCAAGAAAGGCAATATGAAGTTACATAGAAGTTGTGTATATTGTCCATACAAGCACGAGTGCTACAAAGATGCTAACAATGGTAAAGGTCTTAGAGCTTTTAAGTATGCAAACGGCCCCATGTATCTGACGCACGTAGAAGTTGCTCCAAGAGTTGAAGAGATTGTATGAACAGTAAAACTATGAAAAAAATAAATCGCCATGTTCCTGTTATTTCGGTTCAGTGGTTGAGAAGCCTTATGCCTAATGAAGAAGAAGCAAGTAAGATTACAACTGACAACTACAAACAGTTCTTAAACCAAGATAAATTTTACTTTAGTGACAGGCAGATTTTCAACTCTTCATTTACAGAAAAATGGACTCGTCGCAAATTAAAAAAACTCTTTAAGCTTAATCCTTCTAGACCTATTGACAGCTATAATTACATTGATCTATTATGAAGGTTCTCAGTTTAGAGGCGCTGATCTTTTTCTGCGCCAAGCAACTGGCAGATGAAGAGCCAATAGAAGAAGAGCTATTGTTTGAACTGTATACTATACTAAGAATTTATTTTGAAGACGAAGAAAGAATAACAATCCATTGAAACCAAAAATAAGAAAAGGCTACCGCAAACAGCGCGTTAAACGTCCCATAGACAAAGCCCCCGTTAAAGGCTATGATTCTAATTGGGAGTATGAACTACACTCTGGCATTCTAAATGATTGGAAAATTCATTCAGAAAAAACAGAGTATATAGTAGAGCATACGTACCATCCAGATTTTATACGTGAGGTTGATGGTAAAAAAATATATCTAGAGGCAAAGGGACGCTTCTGGGATCACACCGAATATAATAAATATGTTTGGATAGCAAAAGCTCTTCCTGAAAATGTCGAGCTAGTCTTTTTGTTTGCTGACCCCAATGCGCCAATGCCTCAAGCGAAGCGCCGTAAAGACGGTACAAAACGTAACCATGCTGAGTGGGCCTCTTCTAAGGGTTTTAGATGGTTCTCTGAGGATAGCATCCCAGAGGATTGGATAGACGCTTCAAAAAGGGGGAGCCTCAGTGATGATAAATGATCGCAAGCGCGAGAGACTAGAAAAGTTTAGTCGGCACAAAAGAAAAAAACATGAGGAGCGTGATGAAGATAAGCACAAACCCATCAAGAAAAGAAATAAATACAAACTTAATATCAATGATCTAAATGATTTAGACGAACTGGAGGAATAAAATTGGACGCCTATCAACAGTACATACACAAAAGCCGATATGCACGTTATTTACCACATGAAGAACGTCGAGAGACATGGCAAGAAACAGTAACTCGTTATGTAAATTATTGGGGATCTAAACTTGATGTAGATGAGCAAGTAGAAATTCATAAAGCTATACATGATTTAGAAGTTATGCCATCCATGCGAGCATTAATGACCGCTGGCGAAGCTTTAGATCGTGACAATGTAGCAGGATTTAATTGTAGTTATATTGCTATTGATAGTCCTCGCGCCTTTGATGAAATGATGTATGTACTTATGTGCGGCACAGGCGTTGGTTTCAGTGTCGAAGAGCAATATGTTTCTAAACTTCCAGAAATCGCAGAGGATTTCCATGCAACAGATACAGTCATACACGTTCCGGATTCAAAAATTGGATGGGCGAAATCGTTTAGGGAACTGGTATCGTTGCTTTATTCTGGTCAAATTCCAGAATGGGACACAACTAGAGTTCGACCTGCGGGTTCCAGCCTTAAAACTTTTGGAGGTAGAGCAAGCGGCCCAGAACCTCTTGTCGAGTTGTTCAAATTTACAGTTAGATTATTTAAAGGCGCGGCTGGACGAAGACTTACGCCCCTTGAATGCCACGATCTTTGCTGTAAAGTCGCTCAAATAGTTGTTGTAGGCGGGGTAAGGCGTAGCGCCCTTATTAGCCTATCTGATTTGTCGGATGATGATATCCGTCAAGCAAAGCACGGTGCTTGGTACAACACAGAACCACAGCGCGGCCTTGCAAATAACAGTGCCTGCTATACTAGCAAGCCTTCCTTTAATTTATTTAGTGCAGAATGGAGTAGCTTACATGAATCACAAAGCGGAGAACGAGGAATATTCAGCCGTGCGGCTAGTCAAAAACAAGCTTCAAGAAACGGTAGACGAGATAGTGAACGAGATTTCGGAACGAACCCATGCAGTGAAATCATCCTTAGACCAAATCAATTCTGCAACCTTTCAGAAGTTGTCGTCAGACCGGAAGATACAGCTAACAGTCTTAGGCGAAAAGTACGAATTGCGTCTATCTTGGGTACTCTCCAAGCCACGCTCACGAACTTCCGATACCTAAGAGGTATTTGGAAAAGTAATACAGAAGAAGAATCTTTGCTGGGCGTGAGTCTAACAGGTATTCTAGACAATCCTCTACTGACTCTTGAGAATGAGGATCTTGATTTACTGCTTGAGGATTTGCGTGATGTTGCTATTGCAACCAACAAAGAGTGGGCAGAACGTCTAGGTATTCCACAGAGTACAGCAATTACTTGCGTTAAGCCTAGCGGCACGGTGTCACAACTAGTGGATTCGGCGTCAGGTATACACGGACGCTACGCTCCTTATTATATTCGGCGCGTTAGGGCTGATGTAAGAGATCCCCTGTGTAGGGTCTTAGAAGACGCTGGAGTGCCGTGTGAGATGGATAACTTTTCACCCAGTACTAAGGTATTCTCTTTCCCAAAAAAGGCTCCAGAGGACTCTGTGTTCGCTTCTGAGCAGTCTGGTATGGAGCAATTAGAACTGTGGGCCGCATACCAAGAACACTGGTGCGAGCATAAGCCCAGCATTACTGTATACTATCGGGACTCTGACTTCCTTGAGATTGGTAATTGGGTTTACAATAACTTTGATACCGTTTCTGGCATTAGCTTCTTGCCGTATGACGAGCACACTTACGCTCAAGCACCATACGAGCAGATTACAGAAGAAGAATATAATGAAATGGTGAAAGACTTTCCGACAGCCTTTGAGTGGGATCTTAATGAGTCAGATGACTTTACGGAAGGATCACAAACCTTAGCTTGTGTAGGTAACTCATGCGAGTTATGACGCCAGCAGACGCAACAATAATTGGGTTTCGTATTATTATAGATTCTGATGGTGTTCTTATGACTGAACAAACAGAACTACCGGATGAACATATCTCTAAAGTTTTTAAAGAAGAGGGCAGTCAGATTTTAGTTCGTGCGGCTATCCGGTCTTTTAAAGAAATTACTGGAGATATGCACTCTCAACTAGAGACAGAAATAGATGCTATCAACAGGGTTTGCTAACATCCATTGCGGATGAAATAAGCCCACCTGTACTGGACCTGTGGCGAGCAGTCTTCTTTGCAATCTTTTTAGGTTGCTTTGAAAACTGCTTGCCCTTTTTTTTGTCTTCTCTTTTCTT